CAGAGTAAAGCTGGGTGGTTGGCTGCTCGACTGCATCATGGAAACATCTCACTGGTTTACCAAGGAGCTAGTGCGAGAGGGTAGGAAGACACGTACATACATCACACCTACACCTGAGTTCATGATTATCAAGGATGAGATCATGTTCAATGCTGAGCTGTTCTCACCTCTTGCATATCCCATGCTCATCGAACCCAATGACTGGACCAATGATCGCAAGGGTGGGTACCTTCTGAATGAAGTGATGAAGGGACATGACCTTGTTCGCCGTGGTGATCCCACCCGTATACAGGGAGAAAAACCTCTTGAGTTTGTCAATCAAATTCAGAAGGTAGCCTACCAACTAAACCCTTTCGTGGTAAGGGTTGCTAAAGACCTAGATAGATTGGAACGGCAGGTAGGTAAGTTTCTCCCTATTGTTAACCACGAATTACCTCCTAAGCCTGTTGACATTGCAGACAACAGAGAGTCACGACTAGCTTATAGACGTGCAGCTGCAGAGGTAATGAACAAGAACGCACAAGAGTTCAAGAAGTCATGCCGTACAAGGATGACCATGGACGCAGTGCGTAAGTTTGAAGATAGGGAGAGGTTCTTCATACCACATAGCTTTGACTATCGTGGTCGTGTGTATCCAATCCCTGCATTTCTTACACCTCAAGATACAGACTTTGGAAAAAGTTTGTTGAGGTTTGCTGATGGTGCATTTATGACACCTGAAGCTGAGGAATGGTTAGCCTTTCATGTTGCTACTCAGTATGGACTTGATAAGTCTCCAATGACTGAGCGACTTGAGTGGACACGTGATAACTTCACACTCATCGAGCGTATAGCTAACGATCCTATTGGGTGTCTTCCTGATTGGGAGAATGCTGAGGAACCTTGGCAATTCTTAGCAGCATGTGATGAGTACTATCATTGTGTTATTGCTGCTGATCGTAGCTTTACACAACTACCTGTAGCCACTGATGCAACATGTAGTGGTCTTCAAGTATTGGCTGGATTAGCTCGTGACAAGAACACAGCTAAGTTAGTTAATGTCTTACCTAGTGACCGTCCACAAGATGCTTACAAGGTCGTAGCAGAAGCTGCTAAGCCTTACTGTCCTGCTTCTATCCAACCATACATGGATAGGAAGGTGGTGAAGCGTGTCGTAATGACTGTTCCTTACAATGCTAAACCTCACTCTAATCGTGGCTACATTCGTGAAGCTTTGTTAGAGAAGGGTGTCGCAATTGATAAAGATGACCTTACCAAAACTGTTAAGGCAGTCAGAGACACAATGAATGATGTAGTGCCAGGTCCTATGGCAGTTATGTCATGGATTGAGTCAGAAGTAGCTAAAGCTATTGACAGTGGCAAAGAATACCTTGAATGGGTAACACCATCAGGGTTTGTCGTACATCAAAAGCTGATGAAGAGACTTACTCAAACCATGGAGCTACAGCTGCTTGGTCGCTGTAAGATTATGGTTGCATACGATGATAGCGATAAGGTAGATAGGCAGAAGCACAAGAACACTACTGCTCCTAACCTTATCCATAGTCTTGATGCAAGTTTGCTTCATCTTGCTGCTACTAGATTCAACGCACCCATTGCACTGATACATGACTCAGTATTGTGTCGTGCTACAGATATGTCTCAGCTTTCAGCTGTAGTTAGGGAGACCTACATGCACCTGTTTGCTGAGCATGATTACCTAAATGACTTTGCTTCACAGATTGGAGCAGAGACTGATCCACCGATCATTGGAGACCTTGAACCGGAATCCGTGATTGAATCCACCTATTTCTTTTGTTAATGGCAAACCAAATTCACGTCACTCAAGAGCCCGTCCTGTTGGAGGGCTATCAGGCAATCCTGAAGCCAAGTAAGTTTGGCTACTCGTTGTCTGCTATCGTTGATCAGTCGTTGATCGAACGTCTTGAAGATGACCGCAACGACTCAATCAAATGGGCTGAGTCGAAACTCAAGAACCCTAAGCGTTCCACTCTCAAGCCTGAGCCTTGGGAGGAGGTGTCTGAGGGTAAGTACAAAGTTAAGTTCTCTTGGAATGAAGACACACGTCCGCCCGTGGTGGATACAGAAGGCACACCCATCACTGATGACACCACGCCCGTATATAGTGGCAGCACCGTTAAACTTGCGTTCAGGCAAAAGCCTTACATCCTCCGTGATGGTGTCACCTATGGCACAAGTCTCAAGCTTGTCGGAATCCAACTCGTTACCATCAACGGTGGTGCAGGAGTTGATACTGGCGACCTTGGAGAGACTGAGGTTGCGGCTCTCTTCGGTCAAACGAAGGGCTTCAAAGCTTCTGAACCTAACGTGACTGCAACACCTGCTGTAGAGGTTGACGATTTCTAATCATGAAATTCCGTTCCAAATTGGAAGAGCAGGTAGCCGACTTGCTCTCCACTTTGGGAGTTACCTTTGAGTACGAATCAACTAAAGTTCCTTACGTTCTTCAATGCAACTACACACCCGACTTTCTTTTACCGAATGGTGTCTATCTAGAGACCAAGGGCGAGCTGACCGAACAGGACAGACGCAAGATGAAAGCAGTGAAGAAACAAAATCCCGAATTAGATATTCGGTTCGTCTTTCAAGCTCCCTACAATAAACTCTACAAAGGCGCCAAGTCCACGTATGCTCAGTGGGCTGAAAAGAATGGCTTTAAGTGGGCACACTACTCTTCGATTCCTGTTGAATGGCTAACCTGACCTACGGCACACCTGAGTATTACGCTGAGATGTTCGCCGACATCCTCGCTGATGTTGACGCTACATCTGAGCGACCTTATGCTGATAACATCATTGAAGGATTCTATCGAGCACTAGAAGATTGGTTTAACTATCACGATGCACAAGCACGAGTCTATGCAGACATCCACCAGCGAGTTCGTAAGACACTTGCCATGCCAGAACTGCGGAAGCAGTGATGCTAACTCGTTGTACACTGATGGTCACACCTATTGTTTCTCATGTAGTCACTATGGTTCGTCGGAAGATGATGTTCACACTCATAAATCAATGTCGTCAGTAACACTGAGAGGTGAAGCGGCACGACTACAACGCCGTAACATCTCTGAGAAAACATGTCAACAGTACAAGATCTATCGTGATGGTGACCTGCTTAGGTTTCATTATTATGATGAGTCTGGTAGACTGATTGGCTGTAAGACAAAGACCAAAGACAAGGAGTTTTACTATGAAGGAGAGTCAGCCAGCTGTCTCTTTGGACAACATTTGTTTCCCACCTCTGGAAAACGAGTCGTTATCACCGAAGGAGAACTCGATGCAGCTTCGTGTAGTGAAGCTATGCCGAGCTGGCCGATGGTATCTCTACCTAGCGGTGCCAAGTCGGCAAAACGAGCGATTCAACGGGCTATCCCATGGCTCCAGGGTTATGAGGAGATTGTCCTGTTCTTCGACAATGACGACACAGGCAGTGAGGCGACGAAGGAAGCAGCAAGCGTATTGCCACCGGGCAAGTGCAAGATCGCACTCTTCAGTGACAAGTACAAGGACGCCAGTGATGCCCTTCAGGCAAATGACCCTCAGGCAATTCGTGAGGCGATATGGAATGCTAAACCTTACCGTCCAGATGGGATCGTCGATGGTAAGTCACTTCTAGAACTAGTAACAACTCCATCTCAGGCAGCTGATCATGACTATCCATTTAAAGGAATACAAGACAAGCTGCACGGGATCCGATTTGGCGAGCTTGTTACGATTACTGCAGGATCTGGTATTGGAAAATCCTCATTCTGTCGTGAGCTTGCAGCTAATCTGCTGCACAAAGGAGAACGGGTTGGATACCTGGCTCTTGAAGAGTCCAACCGACGTACTGCACTTGGACTGATGTCCGCATCAGTTGGTAAATCACTACACATTGGAGAACATGACCGAGCTACTCTCACCCAAGCGTATCAAGCTACTCTTGCTGACTGGAATCTCTTTCTTTTCGATGGCTTTGGTTCTTTTGATCCTGATATCATCTACAACCGAATTGAGTACCTGGCAACGGGTCTTGATACAAGGGTAATCTTTCTTGATCACCTCTCCATTCTATTGTCTGGTCTTGATGGTGATGAGCGCCGCATGATCGACACAACTATGACCAAGCTACGTTCACTTGTTGAGCGTACAGGCATAGCATTATTTCTCGTCTCCCACCTCAGGCGTACATCATCCGATCAAAACCATGAGGAAGGAGCACGTGTTACACTTGGACAGTTGCGTGGAAGCGCAGCGATTGCACAACTATCTGACGCTGTTATTGCGCTCGAACGAAATCAACAGAGCACAGGCTCTGGAGCTAGTACGACTGTCCGAGTCCTTAAGAATAGATATTCTGGCGAAGTTGGCGTCGCATGTCAGCTGAACTATGATCTAAACACCTGTAAATTCAATGAAACTCAAGCACCCAGCGACGACTTCGACCCAGCAACAGACTTCTGAGTATGTCCATCCTTGGTATCAATACTTGAAGCGTCCTAATCCTCCCACTCCTGAGGCAATTGAAAAAGCTCAGTTCAAAGACAAGACCTACAGCTGGAATGGTCGCTAAGCTAATCCTGATTGATGGATTAGTACTCATTACAAACTTATTCATTTGTGCTGGTGTTGTAAGACATTGGAATGACGTTAATTTTTGACTTAGAAACCAACGGACTTTACAATGATGTTACCCGCATCCACTGTCTTGGTATCTATGATACAGAGACCGATCAAATGCTTACATACAACGATGAGGGCAATACAGAGCCGCTCACTCGTGGTATTCAAAGACTTGAGGATGCCAAGCAAATCGTAGGGCATAACATCATCAACTATGATCTCCCTGTTATTCGCAAACTTTACCCTTGGTTTAATCATACTGGTAGGGCTCTTGATACTTTGGTCATGAGTCGTCTCTTCCATGCAGATATTCTGAAGGTAGACCAAAGACGTGAGTGGAAGAACATGCCTGTACAGTTGTACGGCAGACATTCACTCGAATCTTACGGATACAGATTGGGAGAGTACAAAGGTTGCTTCGGTAAAGACACCGATTGGCAAGAGTGGTCCCAAGAAATGGAGGACTACATGATACAAGATGTTGTTGTTACCACCAAACTTTGGAAACATTATCTACGCAAATACCTGACTGGCTGATCCTTGAACATGATGTAGCTACAATCCTTACCCAACAAGAAATCCATGGATGGTACTTTGATGAGCCTGCTGCATGGCAACTTGAATCGACTCTCAGAGGCGAACTTGAAGAGCTTAATCAATTACTACGCAACAGGTATCCTTACGTGGCAGGAGCGGAGTTCACTCCTAAGCGACCTAACAAAACCCAAGGATACATCACAGGTGCTACTTTCACTCGACTAAAGGAGTTCAATCCAACTAGTCGTGACCACATTGCATGGGTCATGAAGCAGCATCACGGTTGGAAACCCAAAGAAAAGACTGCATCAGGTAAGGCTGTTATCGATGAAGTAGTCCTTAAGGATATAGGCTCAGAGGAAGCTCTGCAGTTCTTTAGATGTCTAGAGCTAACCAAGCAGCTAGGCATGCTTTCTGAGGGCATTAACGGGTGGCTGAAGCTCGTTCGTAACCATCGCATACACCACCACTGTTCAGTCGCTACGAACACATTCAGATGTGCTCACCGTAAACCAAACCTTGCACAAGTTCCTTCAGATGAAGCTTTTAGAAAATTATTCAAAGCGTCACCAGGCTATGTCATGGTGGGCGCAGACCTTAGTGGGATTGAGCTGCGGATGCTTGCTCACTATCTTGCTCGCTATGATGGCGGACGTTACGCAGACGTTCTACTTAACGGAGACATCCATCAGGAAAACGCTGAC